TGTCAGCCCAGGACCCTCATCGGATCCATGGACCAAAATGCGACCACTGTGGGACGGTACTGCTGCTTATCTTGTACTTCGGTTTTTGCCGAGATACGGTTACGGCAGCAGGCGTCTCCTCGCTCTCTACGGGACCCTTCCGGTCAAGATTGTATAACATCTTGAGTAAGAAGGCATGATCGTAAGCTTGCCTCTGAGGTTCTACCTCCGAGACAAAGCGGTACTTGAACCCTTCCCAGCCATTGTAACCCCGTTTATCACGGGAGGCTGGTTTGGGAGAAGCTTCGTCAAAATCAACGACGAGACCTCCATCGCCAACGCCATCAGGGATGAAGAGCCGGAGCTGCTGAGGGATGGATGCGACGACAGAGTCATAAACTGACTCATAGTTGCCATCCAACCCGTACGCCATCCGACTCCACCTCTTAATGGAATTAGCGAGCCAGTACCGCCTGTAAACATTATCAACAGGCTTACGAACGTAGAAAGGTGTAACGTCAGCCCCGCGGAAGTAGTGTTTACCACAACTCTCGCGAAACGGACCACTCACGAAGGTTTTCTTGTCATTCGGCACAAAGCCGATAAACGCGATAGCCTCGAGAATATGATCCACGTACTCGGTGGGGACGATAATGTCATCACCATATACGAGCGGCTGACGTCCCTTCCATCCATGCATGTCGAGTACCGCCGAGCAGATTCCCCAGAAAATCAGGGTCTCTAACTCGAAGTTGTACCCGTTACCCATGGACGAGAACTTCTGATAAACTAATCGTTCACCAGAAGGAAGAACTCCAGTTGGAGATCGGCTCTGCTCAAGAGCCTCAAACCACCTGGCAGGTAGGAGTGTGCGCACAATCTCGAAAGAGACGGTGTCACTGGCCATAGAAAGATCGATAGTTGCCCATCGACCATCTAGGCTTCCCACTCGCGCGAGCTCAGCGTTATGCTGCTGAGATTCGGGCAAAAGGAGTCCTACTCTGTTAAGACGTTTCCGGATGGCGCGACCAATCCCTAGCTGGACAATTAAGTTCAGCTCTGGCTCAATCGCGATCACACGGTCCGTCTTAGCGTTCTTCGGGACAGTGGTAACCTTGTTCCC